CCTAACAAATTGGACAAGAGGTGTTCAATACTCTGTAACAGGACAAGTTATTAATACTGCAGGAGGCTCTGCACCTTTTGGGGCGGTTGCTACAGGAGATTCCCTTAGAGTGGTCTCTCGTGATCCGGTAATTGAATTGGGATCAGGGACTGTCTTTACGAACAGGGTACAATGGCACGGAGGGGTTATTGACAACAGCCTTCGAGGATATGTCCAGTCAGAGGCCAGTGGTTCAGGTCTTACACTCAATGATCTTGACTCCTATGAGATTAGGGGTGTCACTTTTCAAGGACGAGATGATTACGAAGATGCTGTTCTTAACAGTTACACAGATAGTGGTTTTACAGCACTTCGTTGTAACAATGGGGTGGTTGAAGGTAACAACTTCATCGGTCAAGCTGATTTAGGTATCTACGCCACAGGTGGTGCAGACACGGGATCTAGCGACGATGGTATTGGACTTCTTGTCAGTGGAAATACTTTCGAATATTGTAGCGGGGGCGTCTCTGCTAAAAGAGCTTCTCGTTCTGTTCATTATATTGGCAACACATTTAATCGTTGTGATATCCCTATGTCACTCTATCCTACTACATCCACTTTGGATGGTGGGCAAGGGGTAATTTCAAATAACACTTGTATTCGTCCGGGGCGTAGAGCTATTGATGTTCGTCGTACTTATGGCGTAGTTGTCTCGAACAACGTTATTATTGATGTCGGGTATAAACTTGATGGTGTAACTCTTGTTAGCACAGCAGATCAGATCAATGGGATTTTGGTTGCAGGTGTTGAAAAATCTAGAGTTTATGGAAACGTTCTTCTTTACAAAGACCTGACCACTGTTACAGATGCTTGGGCTATTGTTGTCACTGCTAACACAGTTAGCGCAGACACTAGACAGTCTAACGATGTTAGGGTTGAAAATAACGATATTGTAGCTTGGCACTCTGGTATCAGAGAAGGCGGAGCTGGTACAAACAATGTCTTTAGAGAGAATAATCTCAGAGGCGTTACAGTTCCTGTTAGCATGTTGTCTACAAGACGCTGGCAATACAGACAATCTGGTAAAATGATTGAAGGGTATGGTTCCACAATCATGGACGGTTTGACTAGATCTGCTCTAGTTACAGCTGTCGCAGCAGGGTACTTGAACAACAGGACAAATGGGGAAGTTATCTTTGCAGGCTCTCTAGCCTACGAAGTGGATAGTACAGCAACTATGCTTCCCGGTCTTTCGGGCCTTAAACCTTTTGGAGATTGGTATCCCGAACACTTTGGAGACCGTTCTGCAGACGACAGCGCCATCATTCAAAATGCAATTTATGCTAAAGAAGATGATGGTGGTGGTACAGTTTATGGTCTTGGAGGAACGTACTACATCGACGGTGTTAAGGGGTATTTAGGTACTTATAGTGCTAGTCATGGTGGTGGTATTGATATCCCCGGTACGGTTCGTTACAAAGGCGCTGGCCGTGATGTAGAAACATGGGAAAACATCACAGACGAATGGAGAATGGTTGTTGGTATTCGGGGAGGCAATAATCTTGGTCTCTCTGATATTACAATTGATGGTGGTTGGCCCACTCTAGCTCCTCACCCTTTAGATGCTAAACGTGGTGAAGGTATTATTTTCTGGAATGGTTCAAGTTCTTGTACAGGATTTGAATTCCGTAGGCTCCGTATTAAAAACACAGGGCATTACGGATTTGGTAAACAGAATGTCTCTGCGTACGGTGGTGTGATTGATGATGTAATCTTTGAGAACATTGGTGGTGACGCCATTGATTTTAAGAGTTTTACAGAAATCCTAGCTGTCCCCGCTGATCCAGATCTTATGACTGACATCAACAATATTAGAATTATCAGCTTTGGTCAAAATGATGACCATGATGATAACGCTGGTATTGATATTCGTGGGCCTCTGCGTGTATCAAAAGTGTATGTGGACAATGTAGAATTAACAGGTGTTCAAACTGCACAAACTGGTATTCGTTTTAACGGGGATGTCATAGCTAACGATCGTCTAGGGGGTCATAAAGGAAGTCTTTCTGGCTTCTTCGTCTCTTCCACACTCACAGCAGGTACAGGGGAAACTGGTGTCGCTGAAGTAGTGGGTGTAGATATCTCCCCAGACTACGTACAAGTGTCTAATGGCTACGTCGAAAACTGTTTTATCGGTTATCGTGTCACCTCTACTTCGGACAGCCTCGAACCTCGTGGCATTAACCTCACAGGTTGTGTGGCTAAAGACTGTACAGGGGTCACTTCAACAGGTGTGGGTTTTGACTTAACAGCTACAACTGAACACGTCTACGGTATGGGTCTTTTTGCCCAAGGTTGTGATATTGGTTACTCTCCGAGAGGAGACTTCCATACACTAGTTGGTACAGCTAAAGACTGTACAGTGGGGTTGGTGGTAAATTCTGATGTTGGTCAGCGTAACCTTTACCTGATTACTTATCAAAACTGCACTACAGAGGTGCAAGATAGTGTAAGCAAATACGCAGAAGACGGTCTTCGTCTTCCTCGTCGTGTGGGTGTTGTCGGAACTAGGCAAGTTTGGCTTGATGTAGTCTCAACAGCAAACGATGGTTCTTGGACAGGGGCTGACTCTGATCTTGGTGGTATTCGTTTCTTAACCTCCGATGCCACTAGCGGTGTACGAGAGGTGGGCTATATCAAGATGGAAGCAACCGGAGCAAGTGGCGGAACATTCGCCATGCGGTTCGGTGTAGAGACTTCGGTTGGAGTTCTTAATGAACCCCTTTCGTTCTCTCAAATTGGTAATGTCCTTCTACCACTACTCCCCATCCACGCGGACAATGCCGCAGCGACTGGTGCAGGTTTGGCAGTTAACACTGCTTAAAAAACTGCCACAGGTGAAGTTAGAATTGTAGTTTAATTTTTAGGTAAGAGAATGTCGAAATGGAAGAAAATTCCTAGAATTTCTAGGACAATCCCTTTTGGGTATGAATTAGACCCAGAAGATAATGACATTCTCTTACCAATCCCTCTAGAATTAGAGGCTCTTGAAAGAGCAAGAGAACATATTAAATACTTCTCGTATCGAGAGGTTGCAAATTGGATTTATTCAGTAACTGGACGCTACATCTCTTATGTAGGTTTACGGAAAAGGTTAGAAGTTGAACGAACTAGACGCCAGCGCCTTAGCTCTGTTAAACACTGGGCCGACAGGCTTGAAAAGGCGAAAGAAACCATCCGTAAGCTCGAAGAAGACAGCACCGGAGCCTCCGAAAGCTCCAATAGTCCTGACGAACTACGAGTTCTTTCCTGAAGAACAGGAGAGGCATGTAATCTTTAAACCTAATCCCGGTCCCCAAACCGATTTTCTTGCTGCTTCAGAGCAGGAAGTGTTATACGGGGGAGCTGCGGGAGGTGGTAAATCTTATGCTATTCTAGCAGATGCACTACGTGACATGACCCACCCTCAATATCGAGGTCTTATTCTTCGTAAGACTACGGAAGAGTTGAGAGAACTTATTCAGAAGAGCCAAGAACTCTATCCAAAAGCCTATCCGGGCATTTCATGGTCTGAACGTAAGATGCAATGGACAGCCCCGTCAGGGGCAACCCTCTGGATGTCGTTTCTCGAACGAGATCAGGACGTAACTCGTTACCAAGGTCAGGCTTTTAACTACATCGCTTTTGATGAGTTGACACAATGGCCCACTCCATACGCATGGAACTATATGAGATCTCGTCTGAGAACGACAGCATCGGACTTAAAGCTTTATCAAAGAGCTACAACTAACCCCGGTGGTGTAGGCCACAATTGGGTTAAAAAAATGTTTATTGACCCTGCCCCTTGGGGGGAAGATTTTTGGGCAAAAGACCCAGAGACAGGGGAGACAATCACATTTCCTAAAAATCATAGTAGATTTCCGGGTAAACCCCTTTTCAAACGTCGTTTTATCCCCGCCAAACTCTCAGACAACCCCTATCTCTACGAAAGTGGAGACTATGAAGCTAACCTTCTTTCCCTCCCAGAGTCCGAAAGAAAGAAACTTCTAGAGGGTGACTGGGATGTTATTGATGGTAGTGCTTTCCCTGAGTGGAACAGAAATATCCACGTTATTGAGCCTTTCGAAATCCCCTTTAATTGGAGAAAGTTTAGAGCTTGTGACTATGGGTATTCTAGCTATGCTGCTGTCTTATGGTTCGCTGTAACCCCAGAAGAACAACTAGTCGTCTATAGAGAATTGTATGTCTCTAAAGTCTTGGCCCCTGATCTTGCCAATATGATTTTAGACTTAGAAGATGATGACGGCCCCATTACTTATGGAGTTCTTGACAGCTCTTGTTGGCACCAAAAAGGGAATATTGGACCTTCTATTGCAGAATCTATGATTGGGCAAGGATGTAGATGGAGACCTTCAGACAGATCCAAAGGTGCTCGTGTAAGCGGAAAGAATGAAGTTCATAGACGCTTGCAAGTAGATGAATACACAGAAGAGCCTCGTTTGGTCATTTTCAACAATTGTACTAACCTAATTGCTCAATTACCAATTCTGCCATTAGATAAAAACAATTTAGAGGATGTAGATACGAAAAGTGAAGATCACTTGTATGACGCTCTTCGTTACGGTGTCATGACTCGTCCCACCCCCTCTCACTGGGATGTGGATCAAAATACAACCAGACGGTATCAACCTTTTGATGAAACTTTTGGGTATTAAATGGAACAAGAAAATTTTGAAGAAGAATACCTGTATGAAAATGTTGATGCAGAAGCTGTAGAAGATACCAAAGAAGAGTATGACGAGGTTGTCTCTTATGTTAAAGACCGTTTTGAACGGGCTAAAACTAAGAAATTTACAGACGAACAACGATTCCTGATGTCCTACAGAAATTTCAGAGGGTTATATAGCCCGGAAATGAAATTTACTGATACAGAAAAATCTCGTGTCTTCGTTAAAGTTACAAAGACAAAAGTGATTGCCGCTTACGGCCAGATTGTAGAAGTTTTGTTTGGTAATGGGGAATTTCCCATTGCAGTGGACCAAACTAAGCTGCCCGAAGGGGTAGTAGATAGCGTCCACTTTGATACACAAGCTCCACCTTCTCCCACAGGAGGCTCTCCCTCTCCTTTCGGTACAGTTGACGGGCCTGCCCTTCCTCCGGGAGCTACAGTGTATAACTTGACCGGGGGTTTGAAAAAGAAACTAG